GATATCAGTCAGCGGCAACCAATACCGGAGATCGGTCAGCAGCAACCAATACCGGATATCGGTCAGCGGCAACCAATACCGGATATCAGTCAGCGGCAACCAATACCGGAAATAAGTCAGAGGCAACCAATACCGGAGATTATTCAGCGGCAACCAATACCGGAGATTATTCAGAGGCAACCAATACCGGAGATTATTCAGAGGCAACCAATACCGGAGATTATTCAGCGGCAACCAATACCGGAGATCGGTCAGCAGCAACCAATACCGGATATCGGTCAGCGGCAACCAATACCGGAGATTATTCAGCGGCAACCAATACCGGAGATCGGTCAGCAGCAACCAATACCGGAAATAAGTCAGCGGCAATTGTAGAAGGAAAAGAAAGTATTGCATTAGCTACAGGAATTAATTCAAAAGCTAAAGGAAAAATTGGATGTTTTATTGTTTTAGCAGAGTGGAAAGAGATCAATTATGAATATCATATTGTAGATGTTAAATCAGCAAAAGTAGATGGGGAAAATATCAAGGAAGATACTTTCTATACACTGAAAGATGGAACATTTGTAGAAGCAGATTAAGTTGCCCTGGAAGGTGCGGACACACCAACCAGGACGGTATCTAACTAAGAATGAGTTAGTTAAATACAGGATTATTATAACACAACCTCCTGTATTTGACAAACAAAAATATAACAGGAGGACTTTTTATGCAAAAAAATGGCGAAAATCAGCCACTTTCCAGTGAAATCATTGCTGATCTGGAAGAAAAGCTGATGGCAAGAAATATAATTATCGCTATTCTGGCAGCTGCACTTGTAGTAACCACATCCAGAAGAAAGTGAGGACAAAATGAAAGAGGTGGTAAAGACAATAGGAGAAATATTTGTGGGGATAGGGATGTTTACAGTAATCTTCTCAATTACATGGATGCTTACATCATTTGATGTTATTGGGGTGTTCTTCGTATCAACCGTCTTATTCTCAATAATGTTTCTTCCTATTATATTAGGAACGGAGGAAAAGTAAATGAAAAGATTAAATAAAGTAAGATTATCAGGTAGAGCCGGGGAAATAGTGTTCAGCCACGAACATTACGGAAGATATTATTACAAATTCATGCTGACAGTTATTCGTAAAAGTGGTGCAGTAGATATGTTCCAAATCGTTATAGAAGATCTCATTGTACGTGATAATGATTATAACGGAAAAGAAGTTGTGGCAACAGTAGCAATCAGAAGCATGGACACTTCTAAAAATCCAAATAAGCACCACAATGTTAATTATATCGCAGCTGATAAAGTGGAAATCCTGGAAGAACAGGTTCCGGATGGTGATATAAACGAAGTAGAGTTTATTGCCAGAAGTTGCACGAAAGAGCCATATGCAAAACTTACGCCAGTAACGCACAGGAAAGTTTCAAATCTTTTCGTAGCAATTCCAAGAGATTTTTCAGAAAGATCCGACTTTACTCGCTGTACTTTATGGGGAAAAGGTGCTGATCTGGCGGTAGACGTTAAAAGGAATTATTACATTAAAGTAACTGGCAGGTTAATGAGCCGTGATGTTTATGTTAATGGAGAAGAAACGGAAAGTGTATATGAGATTTCCGTAAAAGAAATGGAGAAATTGGAGGATGAAGAATAATAAGAATGAAGTTCAGATATTTGGCGCAATAATGGACATTCAGCCAGGAACGTTTTTCAAGGACGGAGAAAAATTCGCAAGATTTTATATTGGTGCAAAGCGTACCAGTGGAAACGTAGATTTGCTTCCAGTAATTGTTAAAGAAAAGCAGACGGAAGGTTTAAAGATTGGAAAACACGCTTATGTTGAAGGGAGATACAGTTCTTCAAACAAACATGAAAGTGGAAAGTCACATTTGATTCTTGAAATCAAAGCGGAAACAATCTGGTGTGGAGAAGGTGATGGGAGCACAGAAGGTGAAAACAAAATCATTCTGGAAGGTTATCTTTGCAAACCGCCTATTTACCGCAAAACACCAATAGGAAAAGAAATCTGTGATTTGATGATTGCTTGCAACGAATATGATTTACGAAGAACAGATTATATCCCATGTATAGCATGGCGGAAAGAAGCCAGAGAAGCTGCTGATTTCAAGGTTGGAGATTTCGTAAAAATAATCGGAAGAATCCAGAGCCGGATTTATCATAAAAAATTATCTGGTGATGAAGTAGAGATCAGAACCGCATATGAGGTATCAATAGGGAGGATAATCGAGCATGAAAGTGGAAGTGAAAAAAATTTACTTGGAGAATTACCAAAAGTTTCCGAGTAAGTCTGTAGATTTGTTTCCAAGAACAAAGATTTCCGGCAGAAACAGAGAAGGAAAATCCACATTAAAGGACGCATATTTGGATGTTCTGACAGGAAAGATGGCAAATGGTACAGAACCGACTTCTATCCGCAGAAAAGAAAATGGATTGGAAGTGCCAAAGGTTGATGTTGTAAGGGAGCTTACACTTGCGATTGATGGGAAAGAAAAAGTGATCCGCAAAATCACAAAGCAGAAGTGGAGAAAACCAAAAGGACAGTCCGAAGAGGTGTTCGATGGAAATGAAACTTCTTATGAAATTGACGGATTCCCGGCTAAATTAAAGGATTATACCGAGTTCATCCATTCAATAGCGGAGCCTTCAACACTTCTGATGTGCAGTAATCCAAAACCATTTCTGAATACATTACAGAAGTCAACAGCAGAATCCAGGAAGGTACTGGAAAAGATGTCTGGTTTCGATATTGCTCAGTTTATGGAAGAGAATCCACAGTACGCTCATGTGGAAGAAATCACAAAGGGGCATTCCGTAGAAGATACATTGAAGAAGCTCCGAAAAGAACTGAATGCACAAAAGAAAAAGGTGGATGCCAAAAACACGGAGATTGCATATGAAACCAATCGGACTGTTGAAGCAGAAGATACTTCTTCCCTGGAATCCAAAAAACAGGAGCTTAATGCGGACCTTTCCAAACTGGAAGAACAGGAACAGATTCTTGAAGATTCAGCAAAGGGTTATGACAGCCTTTCATATGAAATCCAAGGACTGAAATCTTCTAGGGATGGTCTGGTTAGCAAGGCGAATGAATGGTTAAGAGCCAGACAAAAATTCATTTCTGATACAGTTTCCGAACTTAAGTTAAAAAAATCAGAAAAGGAATCAAGCATTCGTATTATTGGAATGGAACTGGACAACCACATAAGGGAAGCACAACAGGCAAAAGCTGACTTGGATAGAGCCAGACAGGACTATCCAAGAATCAAGGAAATGGAGTGGGATGATTCTGGGCTGAAAGCTATTGAAGCCGAAACATTCAATGATTCAGAAACTATTTGCCCGACCTGTGGACAGGAACTGCCAGAAGAACAGATTTCCGAATTGAAAGCCTCCTTTGAAGAAAAGAAGAAGTTCAGAATTGAAGCACAGTTGAAAGTAAAAGAATCCTTTGAATCAGAAAAACAGAACAATCTTAAATATGTCTGCGACCTTGGAAATACTTCCGCTGCAAAATTAAAGAAAACCAACGAGGAAATCAACAAATTACAGTCGGAAATCAGTGTGGCGCAGGATGAAGTTGCTGAACTCACTAAGCAGATTGAGGAAGAACAGTCCAAATTTACGGAGCTTCCAGAATCTGTAGATATGTCAAATGACGAAGAATATCTTGCGGTTACAGCGAGAATTGCAGAACTTGAAGAGAAACTGAAATCATTTGATGATGTTTCTGGAAAGAAACAGGAATTGAGAATGCAGATCAGCAATGTTATGAAACAGATTTCCAACGTGGATGCAGACATTAAGATTGCACAGGCAGCAGTCAAAGAGAAAGAAAAGCGAGTAGCCGAACTGAATGAGGAATTAAAAGACCTTGGACAGGTACAAGCCGATATTGAAAAGAATATTGACACCGTTCTTAACTTCTCAATTCAGAAGAATAAGGCACTGGCAGAGAAAATCAATCCATTTTTCCATCATTTCCAGTTCAGTTTCCTTGATTACACGATTGAGGGAAATCCAGTGGAAACTTGCAAGATGATCTGCAATGGAATTGACTACAATAGCGGATTAAATCATTCCGACAAAATTCTTTGCGAGGTTGATTTACTGAATGGATTACAGGAAATGAATGGGCTGAATCTGCCGATTTGGATTGACGATAGCGAATCCGTAAATGTCGAGCGACTTCCTTTATTGGACAGACAGATGATTGTGCTTAGAGTGACGGACGGAGATTTGACGGCGAAAGAGCTTTAAAAAAAGAAAGGAACAGCCAGTAACTTGTTTGGCGACAGACTGGCTGCTCCATATGAAATATAGAACAAACTATATTTATTATTAGAATAACAGAAATAATTGGCTTAATCAAGTCACAGGTGATTTTGCACCTGGAATGTGAGGAAAATATTTCACTCACAAGAACCTATGTAAACTGAATATTGGAAATTGAGGTTTGAGAGGTATATCAAATAACACAGGTACGAAACATGGCTGAAAAATCAGTTATGAACAGGCAGCAGGAACGCCCCCGGAGGGGTATATTAAATAACACAGGTACGAAACGAGCTTGCAGGACGGTGTTCTCTCATCATGGTTTGAGAGGTATATCAAATAACATAGTTACAAAACTGATGCAATCACGCAATAGCGTGTTAGCAAATATAAAAAAGAGAAAAGGAGAATTGATATGGCAGAAACAACACAGGTAGCAAACCAGGAACCGCAGACATTTAGCGTAGCTCTTACTGAAAAGCTAAATTCAGTAGCAGAAGCACTTCCAAAAGATTTTAACAAGGCAAGATTCGTACAGAATGCACTTGCTCTGGTAAATGATAATCCACAGTTGCAGAAATATAGCAAAGCACAGTTGATGTCTGGACTGATGAAGGGCGCTTATTTGGGCTTGGATTTTTATTCAAAAGAGTGTTACTTGGTTCCATATGGAAATCAGCTTAATTACCAAACGGACTACAGAGGGGCGAAGAAGCTGGCAAAGAAATATTCTATTCGCCCGATAAAGGATATTTATGCAAAACTGGTTCGTGAGGGTGATGATTTCGAAGAATCTATCGAAAATGGCGAACAGACATTCAGCTTCAAACCAAAAGCTTTTAATGACGGAAAAATCATTGGAGCATTCGCAGTTGTTCTTTATAAAGATGGTGGCATGGCTTACGATACTATGACTTTGGCAGACCTTGAAAACACGAGAAAATCCAGTAAGGCTTCAAATAGTCCAGCTTGGAAAAACTTTACTGGTGAAATGTACAAAAAGACTGTATTACATAGACTGTGCAAGCACATTGAACTGGATTTTGAGAATCCAACACAGCAGAATGCTTTTTATGCTGGCGTAGAAATTGAAACTGATCCAGAAAAAGCAGTTCAGAATGAAATTGATGAGTGCGCAAATAGTGAGGAATTTGTCGTTGAATCAGATGGATATTCCGAAGAACCAGTCCCGGCAGCAGAGCCAGTGGAAACAGAAATTCCGTCATTTATGAGCCAGGAGGAAATGTAGAATGAAAAAGAAATTGATTATTGTGGCAGCAGTAACAGCTTGTGTATCAATCACAGGCTGTACCGCAAGCTTTGACAGGGAAGTAAAATCTTTTTCAAGTAATTGGAACGGTGGTCTGAACCGTACCGTAACTGTTTACGATTACAATGGCGGTAAAATCAAGTCCTGGTCTGGGAAGTTCGATGTTTCCGAATCTGAAAATGAAGTTTATTTTGACGATTCGGACGGAAAGCGAGTTATTATCCACGGCGGTATTGTTGTGAATGAAGAAAACTGATTTAAAGGAATATTTAGAAATAGAGGTGATAATAAATGTTCATGCGAGTAGTAAACACAGGAAGCACCCACGGAAACTGCTATGTTCTGAAATCGAACAGCGGAGAAATGCTTCTTCTGGACTGCGGATGCAGATACAAAGACATTCTGAAAGCTATTGATTACAGAACAAGTGATGTTTCTGGCGTGCTTCTTACCCATGAACACGGTTGAGTGATCACCGTGAATCATTTAAAAATCTGATGAATTTAGGTATTCAGATTTACACCAATGATGAAACTGTGGAACATCTGCAAATTATCACTGGTGAATTAATGAAAGGAGTTCCAGAGAAAAGACCGTTTCGGGTTGGTTCATTTACAGTAATACCGTTCTATCTGCCACATACTACAAGGGATAAGGAAACAGGGCAACTTATTCCGTGCTTCAATTATGGTTATATCGTAGAACATGAAGAAATGGGAAAACTGCTGTACATGACAGACTTTGAATACTGCAAGTACAACTTCAAAGCAATGCGACTGAACCACTTTGTTATTGAGTGTAACTATTGTAAAGAATTGGTTGACAAAACAGCTGAAAATTACACGCACAGGCTTAAAGGGCATTGTTCCTTAGATACTTGCAAAATCCTAGTAAAAACAAACCATACGGCAGAATTACGGACGGTAACATTGGTTCATTTGAGTAATGAAGCAGCTGACCCGGAACAGATTTTGAAGGAGATAAAAGAAGCGGTGGTTTGGGATGATGCCCTGGTGCAGATTGCCAGACCGGGGCTAGAAGTTAATTTGGACTTATGTCCGTTTTGAAAGGAGAAATAGATGGTATCAATTGAATTAAAAGATTGGAAAGAAGTAACAAAAGGAATTTATGTAAATCCAATTTCTGCAAATGCAGCTTATGAAATTCATATTAAATACTGGGACATGAAAACAGATATTCTTTCTGCAAATGCCGAACTTTATATAGTGAGAGATTGGCATGAAAAAGACGGAAGAAACATCAGAGAAAGAGAAATACTGCTTGATTATGCATCTGTTATGGATTGTATTTGGAAAGCAGTTGAAGATGATAAGGAAAACAATTCGACTGAATAATTGAAAGGAGAAAATTAATGCCAAAAAAATTTAGAAACTATGTAATTAAAGGACAGGAGCATGTAGACCGTAAAGCAGGAAAAACAATTCCTTCAACTAGTGCATGGCGCTCAGTAAGAGATATGCTTCCAGAAGCTCCAACTGATGATACCGCATGTTTGTATTATGTAAAGCTGAAAAACTCTGAAAGAATCATCATGCTTGCATATACTGGAAATGGCGAATGGACTGACACAGAAGGAAAAGAATACAAAGGTATAGAGACATGGCTTGAATATATGCCAAAAGAACATCCGATAGTCGAAAGAAAAACTTTCTTAAATGAAGATATTTTGAAAGCTATTGTTTCTGATTATATGGAAAAAACTGAAGGAGTTACGGTTAATACAAATAATGTATTTTTTAAAGTAGGAAGAAGATCTGTCGGCTATGGAATTAGTGAACATGAGGAATTGGTATTTATTGGATGTGATGTGATAGCTATAGGGGAGGGAAATTGAAAATGAGCGTATTCAGCGTACCAGTAACGATTGGTGTCAATGAGGAAGAAATTGCAAAGGAAATCCGTAAAAATGTTGAGGACAAGGTAGTTGAAAAAATTACCAAAGAAATCAAAGGAGTTATTTATAAAAAAGAGTTATATGGTAGTAGAGAAACCAATGAGCCGTTGTGTAGGATGATACATTCTCATATTTCCGAGATACTAGAAGAGAATAAAAACGTGATCGTACAGGAAGCGGCAAAAGCCTTGGCAGATAAGATGATTAAAACCAAGGCTGTGAAAGAAGCAATAAAAGAAACTATTGAGAAAGTTAAGGAGGATTAATCAATGAAAATCTTCTTAAAAACACTTGACAAACTGAAAAAACCAGAACCTTCTGAACAGGAATGTAAGTACGACAAAGGATGGAATGATGCAATCAAGAAAGTTGAAGAACTGATCTGTTCCTACAGTCATGCGGATATGTGGATTCCAACAGAAGTGAAGTTACCACCGGAACCAAACAAGGAAGAAAACCCGGGAGATTGGAAAGAATATGCAGTTACAATTAAGGGAGCTGTTCTTCCGACAAGTCTTACATATTTAGGGGACAGTAAATGGGGAAGCGTAGAAGCATATGGCTTTGCGTTTTATCCTGTCGTGGCATGGCAACCAATGCCACCAGCCTACAAACCAGGGAGGTAACATCATTGGAAATAACAATCGGAATTGGCACAGATGAAATTAAAGAAATCATCATGGAGCATATAAAAACAAAAGGATTCAATGTAACAGAAGATGATATTTCCTTTGTTATCGGGAAAGAAGAAACTGTAACAGGAAATGCAAAGAAAATCAAACACGCACTTATTAGATGCGACATTCAGATTGAGAGGTGATTGTATGGGATTTAATGTAGTTGTATTATCCGGGCGGCTGACAGCTGACCCGGAAATACGAATGGGAACTAACAATACTGTGATTGCCAGATACACATTGGCGGTTGATAGAGAAAAAAGAAAGAACACAGAGCGTAAAGCCGACTTTATACCATGCGTAGCACTTGGAAAGAATGCAGAATTTGTTGAGAAATTTCTGAAAAAAGGAATGAAAATTAATATTAGAGGGAAATGGCAGACTGGAAGTTATACGAACCAAAATGGTGAAAAAATATACACAAATGACTGTTTTGTGGAATCACATGATTTTGCAGAAAACAAGAGCCAGTCACCACAAACACAGGAAACAGACACACGACCAGTACCGCCGCCAGAACCTAGTTTCATGGATGTGCCAGATTTAGGCGGTATGGAAGATGAATTTCCGTTTAGTTAGGAGATGAAATGAAAGACTTAATTATAGATTGCTTCGCCGGGGGCGGGGGCGCATCCGTAGGCATTGAAATGGCTCTCGGTAGACCTGTTGATATAGCAATTAACCATGATCCAGATGCAATTCTGATGCACAAGACGAATCATCCCGGAACGCTGCATCTGACAGAAGATATTTTCAAAGTAGATTTGCAGAAATATGTCGGAAATCAGCACGTAGCATTGATGTGGGCTTCCCCGGACTGCACAAGCCATTCAAAAGCAAAAGGTGGCCAGCCGAGAAAACAGGGGCTTCGCATTCTTCCATGGGCTGTATATAAGCACGCAAAAGCAATTCTCCCAGATGTAATTATTATGGAGAACGTGGAAGAAATACAACAATGGGGGCCATTGGACGAGAAAGGACATCCGATTAAGGAAAGAGCTGGCGAAGATTATCGAAAATTTATTTCAGCAATGGGAAATATTGGATATGAATTTGACAGCCAAGAACTGGTAGCTGCTGATTACGGAGCGCCGACTACAAGAAAACGTTGGTATGCGGTGTTTCGCAGGGATAGAAAGCAGATAATATGGCCAAAGCCTACTCATAATCGTTTTGGTACAGACGGTCTCAAACCATATGAGCAGTGCGGAGACTACATTGACTGGTCGGACTTAGGAAAAAGTATATTTGACCGCCAGAAACCATTGGCAGAAGCAACGCAGAAACGTATTGCAAATGGAATCAAGAAATATATCGTTGATAATCCAGAGCCATACATTGTAAGGAACAAGAATGCACTGGCGTTTATCATTCAGTATCATGGGGAAACCAGACAAGGGGATTCCAGAGGGCAGTTGTTAACCGAACCAATTAAGACTATTGATACCTCAAATAGATATGGACTTGTGACAGCTTTTATCACGAAATATTACAAGACTGGAATAGGTCAAGGATGTGATGAGCCACTTCATACGATAACAACTTTACCTGGTCACTTCGGAGTGATATCTGCATTTCTGGTTAAGTATTACGGAACAGGATGTGGGCAGGTACTTGATGAACCACTTGGAACCATTACCACAAAAGACAGATTTGGACTTGTGAATGTTCTGGTTGACATTCACGGAGAGAAATACATTATTTCAGATATCTTTCTCAGAATGCTAAAGCCGGAAGAACTAAAGGTGATGCAGGGATTTCCGAAAGATTACATCATTGATCGGGATTACAAATGGAGAAATTACCCAATTGCCAAACAGGTAGCAAGAATCGGTAACAGTGTTGTGCCAGTTATGGCAGAAGCACTTGTAAAAGCAAATTGCCAGTATCTGAAAGTTGGAGAACGCAAAGCTGCACCAATGATTTATATGCAGAATAACGGACAAGTTGCGTTTGGTTGAAAGAAGGTGATCTAAATTTGAATTACGCACAAATATTCGCAATAAAGCAAGAACGAGAAGAGCGAATAAAGAAGATATGTCCAGGGATTCCGAATACAAGTGGCATATATGCTTTTTACAGGGTAGATGAAGCTGGTATTAGACGCAGTTATGTGGGACAAGCACTCAGACTTCGTGAGAGATGTGCGAGCCATTTAGGGGAATATGACCACATAGCATTAAGCCTTAAAAAGCATAAGTTTTACAGTGAAAGTAATCCTACTGGTTGGAAACTTTCATATAGAATATGTAGAAAGGATGAGCTTGACCGGAAAGAAATTGAAACAATTAAGGCTTTTGCAGATAAAGGTTTCCAGATGTACAATATTACAGCTGGTGGACAGTCAACAGGAAAGCAAGTAACAGGACAGTATAAACCGCCCAAGACATACAGACAGGGAATCCAACAGGGCAAAATAACCCTTGCAAGAGAACTAAAACACATCATTGATACTCACTTAAACGTATCAATCAGACCAGAAAAAGCAAATAATAAAGTATCTATTAAGGCGTTGGAAAAATTCAACGACTTACTCAATGAAGAAAACTATCACTGATTCTAACACACCAGTAGTTCTACTGGCTAAATTCCAAAGATAAAAATAAAAAATGAATAGAGGTGAGTTTTGTGTCAGAAAACACAAACGAATGCGTAATTGAGTGGATTCCAGGAAGAGATTATGTAGGGCTTACTGCTAAGAATGGGAGTACCTGGAAGAACAGATGTGAGGAATTAGAAAAGGAATTTCCAGATGATGTGAAAATTCTTGCCAGAAATAATGATGGATCTATTTTCGCTCACTTGCCGTATTCCTACATTAAAATCAATCCACCGAGAAAATATTCCGATGAAGCGAAAAAGAAAGCTGCGGAAAGATTAAATAAAATGCGTGCAGAAAAAAGCAATACTGCGGCAGAAGAGCCGTTTTGCGTATGAATTACCGTCAGAGGAAATATAATGAGGGACAATCTGCCAGAAACGATATTTACATATTTCTGGTGGAGTATTTTGAGAAACACGGATATATGCCTTCGTATGAAGAAATTATGGATGGAACAGACCTTACAAAGTGTACCGTCCAGAGACATATGCGGCAATTGGAGATGGATTCTCTGATTGCCACAGAACATCCGGGAATATCAAGAGCATACCGTTTGACAGAATACAGATACGAAAGGAAGAAACATGGGAAGCAAATTAAAGATGAAAGCGCCAAAGAAAAATAGGGTGTTGGAATGTGATAATCAAATGTCACAGGCATTCGGAAGAGCGATGAAGCAATCGTACAGGGAACTACAGGAAATGCGGGATCAAGCCTACAACGACGGCTTTGATACTGGCGATAATTGGGCGACCGTAGTCAATACTGTAACAATTATGATGGCTTTGAACAAGAAACATAAGTTTTCAACAGACAGGCTTCTGGATGTAGTTCATCTTGCTAACGAGTATGTGAGGATGGCAAATAGCGGAGAGAGAAGCTTTATGAGCATGATGGAGGAAATCGAAGAGAAGACGAAAATTAGATTTCCAGAAGAAACTAAAGAATTGGTCAGAAGATTTGGAGCGTAAATAAATGGTTTATTCATTGATGAATTAGAACCAGATAGAGGAAATATTAATACAGAAATCATGGAGGACTGCACAATAGCGTGTCAGTTGCTTACATGGGGAAAGTGAGGATGGAAATGGAGAAATTAAAACCTTGTCCGTTTTGCGGAAAAGAGATAGATACAGACGAAGATATGTATATCCCAGAAAGAGATTGGAAGCCATCTTTTTACGATCCTGACAGTGGAGGTTATCCGATAAGTATTCACTGCGAATGCGGATTAAAATTTTGCCCGGGCACATGGGATTATGAAGAAGCTGTAGAGCAGTGGAATCGAAGAGCAAGCGACAAGGAGGATACAAAATGAAATTCAAAAGTAATGCCAATTTTAACAAAGAACCTAAAACTGGAAGTATTTTTACATTGAAAGATAATTCTTTAGGAATCAGTATTCACAAATATGCCGGTTGCGGAGATGAACTGTTTCTCAATAGCAAGGCACTGAGCATTTATAACTATGATCTTGAAACAGAAGATTTTGACGAAGCTGTCAGAAAGGCGAAAGAAGTTATCATGCGTGAAGTTAAGAAAATCAGAGAAGATGCTTACAAATTCTATTCAGACACAAACATTGAATTTGACAGATATTAGGAGGACACAAAATGTTAATCAGAAGTCAGGATAAAAGAATGATTGTAAATTTCGACAATATTTGCACAGTATCAGCGTTTCCTGAAAAGGATAGTGAGGATATCTATGTCGAAGATGGCGCAGGCTCACTCATGGTCGGAAGATATTCCACCAAAGCAAAAGCCATGAAAGTACTGGATATGATTCAGGAAGCATATGGAGATTCGGAATACACAAAATATGTAATTCCAGAAGTATGTAGGATATTAAGTATAAAGCCAAAAACGGAAGAAAACAAAGCACATGCGGGAGAACTTGGAGAAATGCTCAAAAAAGGAATGACGTTCCAGATGCCAGAGGATAGCGAGGTGGAAGCATGAAGTATAAATGCGTGAAAGCGTTCACGTTAGATACATACGATGGTGATGGATTTTACGTTGACGGATACATGGAAATTGAGGTTGGCGAAGTTTACGAAGTAGGAAATGAAAAAATTATTGATGGAGAAATCCATCTTGACGGAGTAAATGTTAACAGATGGATTGAGATATCACAAGAAATACTAAATGAGCATTTTGAAGAGGTGGTTGTATGAGCAGAGTACGAACCAGATTAGAACAATACAAAGCTGAGATAGAAAAGAAATCACAGTATAAGCATGGGCTTCCAGGGAGTGCGCTGGATATTGTGAATACTCTTCTAAATGATTTTGAACAGGACGAGAAAGAAAATGGTTGGATTCCGGTCAGTGAGAGATTGCCGGAAGAACACGATTCCATATTTGCAAAGTTTAAAGGAACAGATAACTGGAAAAGAGGAATGTTCGAAAAAACATCTAAATATGTAATTGCTACAGTTGTATTTGACGATGGAACAGTATTGGTAGAGCAAGCACATACTACTGATGGAATTTGGAGAACGGATAAAAAAGTTTTAGGGGGAACAGTAGTTGCATGGATGGACTATCCAGAGCCATATAAGGAGGGATGCTGAGGAATGCTAGAAGCAATAGCGTGTATTAATTTAATAAATGAGGTTATGAAAATCCAATTTTGGAAAAGAGAAAAATTCTGGAAAGAAAATTACGAGCAGCAGGTATTAGATGAGATTATTAATCCGATAGAGAAGAAGTTGGAGGAGATGAAGAAATGAAAGAATATAGTTGCCCGAAATGCAACAGTACAGATCTTTTTATCAGAAAATCCGGAAATAACACTGGATTGTACTGCGGAGATTGTGGAGCATGGATTAAATGGATTGGAAAGAAAGAGATTCCGTTAGTTGAACGTTTTCTGAAACAACATAAGGAGCGGTAACCATGGACGCTAAAGAAGCAAAAGACATACTATCAGATATGAGAGACCAGCATTTATGTTTCTTGGGAAATTCAGAAATCAAAGATGAATGGCAGAAAAAATACCTCAAAGAAGCATGGGCGTGTGATTCTGGAGCAAAGGCTCTTGCCGGATTAATCACAGGGATAAAGATTGATAAAGGTATTATCACAGATAGCATTCAACACTACGGAAAAAACAATCAAAGTACAGTCTGCATGGAAGAATGCGCCGAGCTTATCCAAGCAATCAGTAAGGCAAAACGTGGAAGAATCGACCGTGATAACATGATAGAAGAAATTGCAGATGTGTTGATCTGTATCGAAATGCTAAAGCAAATGTACATGATATCCGATGAGAAAATTAATAAGTGGATTGAGAAGAAACAGGCGAGAGAAGCAGAAAGGATGAAGAAGAATGAATAAGAAAGAAATCGCAGAGATCAAGAAACAGTTTACGCCAGCAAATTGTTCTATCACACGCATTTGTGGTTGTTATGTGGATGTAGAAAAGAATAAGAAAACTAAAATTAAAGAAGCTTTCCTTTCTCTTCCAGAGGAAGAAATGTTTAAGTATTTTGACATTTTCAAGAAAACCATGTCTGGCAGACTTGGAAAGAACCTTATGAACTTTGATTTTCCATTAGCACAGGAAAAAGAGGGTGGAACACAGGAATTTCTTATGCGGATCAGAGCAAGTAAGCTTAAAGATGATGAGCTTTTGGACGAGTTCTACGACAAAGTGATTGAAAATTACGATTATCACGAAAATTACTACATAGTTCTCATTCATTCAGTATATGATATTCCAGGAAAAGCTTCTGATGGAGCCGAAATGCACGATGCATCAGAAGAAATTTATGAACACATTCTGTGCAGCATTTGTCCAGTAAATCTTTCAAAGGCTGGGCTTAGCTATGATGTGGCTGAAAATAACATCAAAGGCAGAATTCGTGATTGGGTAGTCTCAAGACCAGAAACAGGATTCTTATTCCCTGTATTCAATGACAGAAGTACTGATATTCATGGAACTTTGTATTTCAACAAAAACATAAAGAATATTCATCCAGACTTCATCGAAAACGTTCTTGGCACACCAATTCCACGTATACCGGGAAATGAGATCAATGTCTTTTCAGATTTTATCATGGACAATTTCGAAGGAAACACAACATTCAATTTCACTGAAAGCCTAATTGAATCTTTGCAGGAAGTAAGAGAACAGAAGAAAGACAGCCCGGAGATGATAACTGTATCATGTGATGAAATGGAACAGATTTTTGAATATTGCGGAGTTCCAGGCGAGAAGTTATCAGATTTCAAGGAAAACTGGGAAATGTATTTCAGTAATGAGCCTGTTGCCCTTGACAATATCCATAATTCAAAAACTGCAAAAATTGTAACACCAGATGCAACAATCTGCATTCAGCCGGATAAAATTTCCCTGATTGAATTGAAAGAAATAAACGGCGTTCCATCTCTTGCAATCCCGGTAAACGGAGAACTGAAAATCAATGGAATTGAAGTTGAATTGAGATAAACACTTTTGAAAAATCCAGGAATTGGAGGAGGCAATTACATTAATGGCTAAAGTAAGCTGGATTAAAATTGAGATTGAAATGTTTAGCAACCGAAAAATTAAGCAAATAAGGAAAATGCCAGAAGGAAACAATATTGTTCTTATTTGGGTAATGCTTTTGACAATGGCTGGCAGATGCAATTCAAACGGAATTATTTTCCTCACTGAAAATATTCCATACACAACAAAAATGCTTGCAGATGAATTGGATTTTGAGGAAAGCATTATTCAATTAGCATTAACAGTTCTGGAAAAGTTCGGGATGATTACCAGAGATTCTGAATTACTTTCTATTCCCGGCTGGGAAGAGCATCAAAGTGCAGACGAATTGGAGAAAATACGAGATCAAAACAGAAAAAGGGTTGCAGAATATCGTGAACGTCAAAAAAATAAGGCCGCATTGCTTTGCAAGAAAGATGATGTAACGTTACAGAAACGTTACAGTAACATTACTGTAACGGAACAGAATAAGAATAAAGATAAAGATTTAGAATTAGATTTAGATACAGAATTAGATAAAGATAAAGAAAAAGATATAAATGATTTAATAGTATCTAAAGATACTATTCGTCAGACTGACGTCCAACGAACCATTGATGAATGGAATACTCTGGAAGAATATGGTATTACTCCTGTAAAAAGAATGACACCAAAACGAGAACAGGCAGTGAAAGCTAGAATCCGTCAGAACTGTGTTGAAGATATTCTGGAAGCGATTGAAAATATTCGACGCAGCACATTCCTACAAGGGCAAAATAAAAATGGCTGGATGGTTACGTTTGACTGGTTCTTAAAGCCTGGAAATTTCGCAAAAGTATTTGAAGGACAATACATGGACAAGTCTACGAATAGACCATGCAGCTACATGGAGAAAATCCAAAACAGGGTAAGCGAGGTGGATAATTGGGTATGACAAGAGAAGAATGGGCGGTACTGGTAAAGGCAATGAAAGCTGTGTACACTTCTCCATCATTTCTGCCAGATCAATATGCTTTTGATACTTGGTATGGACTTTTGAAAGACCTAGATTACAAGCTTTTAAGTTTCGGATTAAAGAAATATATGCAGACGGAATGGAAAGAGCCATCAATAGCCGCATTAAGGCAATGCGCACAAAGCGTTGCATCGCAGAAGGAAGAACTGAATGAAACAGAAGCATGGGAAAAGGTATGCAGAGCCATTCAGAATTCTACATACAATGCAGAAGCAGAGTTTGATAAGCTTCCAAAAATCATTCAGAAAGCAGTATCAAGTCCGGCACAACTTAGAGAATGGGCGGTATCTGAAAATGTAGATGGTACATGGTGGAGTGTAGTTCAATCAAATTTTCAAAGGACGTATCGGGCAGAAGTGCAAAGAGAACAAGAACGAAGAAAACTAAGTCCAGACCTTTTAAAAATTATAGATACTGCCAGATTGGGAGGTGCTGAAAATTGCCAGATAGAAAACCATGGAGAGAATTAAAAAGCACTGAAATTATAGTCTTAAAGCGGAGACAATGCTCGAAATGCGACTATTACAGCAAGAGCGAAAATGCATGGAGTACAAATGCAACCTGTGATTATATCTTGATTGAAGAACATAGCAGAGGATGTGATCCAAGGGATTGTGTTAAAAATGGTATCTTCAAGAAGAAAGCGAGAGGAAAGTCAAGAGTAAAGCGAGTGATTCTATGAGAAAGATAAGCGAAATGTATAAGCGGTCTGGCGGTACAGCTTATCAGCATACTTGTTCGGAATGCAGATTCTTCCGTGGTGGTAAGCATCCGCGGTGTTTACAATACGAACTGGAAATTGATTGGAACCCAGATTATATAGCTTGCAAATTTTACAACCTGGAAGAATCTCAGATTGATGGACAGGTAAACATCTTTGATTTGCTGTAAAACGTGATAATTGTGTACTTAAAATAGTGCAGAATCATTAAAAAGAGAATAGCTTAGGAAATTATAGGGCATACAAAAGATAAAGGAAAACAACGTAAAAAATTAGATAATTACTTGGAGGGACATTTAATGGAAAAAGCTATATTGTATGCCATAAACGAAAGAATGTTCTCGCTTGGTCTGATAGACGAGAAAACAAGAGATAAAATTAAAGCTGAAATCAGCACTAGAAAGTAACGAAAATGTATTGAGTGGATTTATATGAGGTGTTATACTTTATATGATTCCACTCCCTGTTTATTAAGGGAGAAATGCACTATGAATATTTATTATGTCAGAGAAAAATTAAGAAGTTGCTCTATTTACGACATTGAATTAAATGTTGCTTATTATGCCAGGGTTTCAACGGAAAAGCTTGAGCAGCAAGTATCCATCAAACACCAGGAAGAACATTTTGAAGAACTGATACATTCTAACAACAGATGGAGATTTGCAGGCTCTTACATTGATGATGGTATTTCCGGAATGAACGCAAATAAAAGAGAAGAATTCCAAAGAATGCTTAGAGATGCAAAACTTGGAAAAATTGATATGATTATAACAAAAGAAATTTCAAGATTTGCAAGAAACACTCTTGATAGTATCCAATATACCAGAGAATTGTTGTCTTACGGTGTGTGCGTGTGGTTCCAAAATGACGGAATCAATACCATTGATGAAGATAGTGAACTTAGGCTAACAATTATGGCTGGAGTAGCACAGGACGAAATCAGAAAATTATCTTCAAGAATAAAATTTGGCCATGCACAGTCAATTAAAAACGGTGTTGTACTTGGACACAGAATGTATGGATACTCAAATAATCAAGGAAAGCTTGAGCTAATCCCGGAAGAAGCAGATATGGTTCGAATGGTCTTTCGAGACTATGCTTCTGGAATGTCTACACCAAGAATCGAAAAAAAGCTCTGGAATATGGGATATAGAAGTTTCAAAGGCGGTAAGATCAGTAGAGATGTCATAAAAAATATTATTCGGAATCCAAAATACAAAGGATACTATTGCGGAGGAAAAGTCAAGATCGTTGATATGTTCACAAAAAAGCAGGAATTTCTTCCGCAGTCAGAATGGGTAATGTTTAAAGACGATGGTTCCAGAGTACCGCAGATTATTGATGAAACTACCTGGGAAAAGGCAAACGCATATTTAAGAGAGCGTGGAGAAGCTATAAAATCAAGAAGAACCTCTTTTAAGAGTGAAAATATTTTCACCGGAAAACTTTTCTGCGCAAATGACGGAGCTCCATACTGGATGAAGCAACATTATATCAGAGGAAAAGAAGACGTTCGATGGGTATGCAGCTATAAAATAAAAAACGGAGCGGCTTCGTGCAATTCTTTCGGGCTGGCAGAATCAGAACTGAAAGAAGTAATCGCAGAATTAATAAATAAATCTTCTGAAAACATTGATAGCATTTTGGAGGAATATTTTGAAATTTTGCAGTCCTCGATAAAAAATATTCCAGACAATAAAAACGAAATCTCACGACTTGAAAAACAGATTGACCTGTTAAAACAAAAGCGTGAAAAAATACTGGAATATAATTTGGATGGCAAAATATCTGATGATGAATTTGTTTCAAGAAACAAAGAATATGTAAAACAGATAAAACAGACAGAAAGCCATATTCGAGAACTACAAAATATTAAAAGTCCAGAGCCAGCAGAAATACAATTAAGTGCTATTAAAGAACAGCTAGAAAAGTTCAAAGGTGTTACTCCACAAGATATTAACAGACAGATTGTTAATGAACTTTTTGAGAAAATTACCGTTGAACCGTTGGCGGTTACATGTGCAACACTAACATTTCAATTGAGGTCTGGAAGCCTTGAAAAATGGGGGTTTCCCTTGCGCTGTTCTGACGATATGATTTTTACTCTACATTCAGAACAACACAAGATATTTAGTAGGAAAACTTGCATTAAGACACAAGATATGGTATTTTTCAAATATAAGTACCTTTTAGCACTATAAGAGAAAAAATGGGAGTGGAATCAATGATACATACAGCTTATGACGTAATGAAAGAGTTTTTAATCACGGATGCAGACCTTGGTGGTAAGTACGGAATCCCGAAAATTCCAAAGACTTTTATCCATCCTGGCAAAGATACTGTAGACTTTGCAGAGAGCTTCAGTAGAAAGATAAAGAAACACCGGGAACTGGATGTAAACTTCTACGTGGACGATGTACAGTTTCAAAGATTATGGAATCAGCCAGACAAATATATGGAGCATTTAAAATGTTTTCATGCAGTCATTATGCCAGATTTCAGCATATCGGTAGGCAAGAATGGAATGCCACTGGTAATGTGCCTGTGGAATAAATACCGCAATCATGCACTGGCTCACTACATGATTCTGAATGATATTCCGGTAATTCCGAACGTAAACATACTGCCAGAATACTGTTGGGACTGGTGCTTTGATGGGCTACCAGAGGGAAGCACAGTTTCCTGTTGCACCAATGGAAGAGTAAAAAGCAAGGCAGCACGGTTGGAATTTTGCGTTGGTTTCAAGGAGATGGAACGGAGATTGAAGCCACTGCGAGTTATCATTGTTGGAAGAATCCCGGAAGAATTAGAAACAGACACGGAGATTATAAATTTTGAAACCAGGAATCAGAAGATTAACAAGGAGAGCGTGAATGGGAACAACGACTGATAATTACCAGAGAAAGAAGAAACTTTCCAAGTCCCAAATGAAGAGGACGGAACGTTTAGAGAAATCATCCCACAGAAGATATGGAACACGGAAGAAAGAAGGATTAAATAAATTGTGAATTTTGAATCATTTAAAACTTTACGCTATAGAAATATTTGTGCAAAATTAAAAATTAAGTGGTAACTAGAAAATGCGAGAATTTTTATGGTTGCCACTTTTTTTCTGGATTTCCTTGATTTTCGGATTCCAAAATGATGTTGAAATTTAAGAATCATTCACAAGTTAGTTGCAACTATTGAAACCTTGAACAGTTGCGACTTTTCCACCTACACAAGCCAACCAGGGACAGCACCGGGAACCGATACCGCGCCGAGCTGATGAAGCCGGGACACCGCCGGGAACGATTGAACACCAGCAAAGCCAACCGCCAGCCGTAGCCCTGGAAGATCAGAACCAACAGCCCACAGATAATAGGCCATAACAGCAAATGGCATATAATGCAGTGATAAAAAATGCAATAATACTCTTGCAAAATAAGCCTTAAATGGCTTGTAACGTATTTAGCCTATATTTTATTGACTGCGATTATAAAACGCCTTAAAATGGCAAATACGGCGTTATACAAGCATATCACAATATAGTTGTATATACCTAATTGATATATGCCCGGACAGCTGCGACAGATCACCGGGAAGCCTGGACAATATACGCACGTAAGCGGACACAATGCACCCATTTACACGGTATGCAAATAAAGCATAGCTGCACATAGCTACACAAGGCTATTATACACCAATAGCCGCAGCCAGTCAATAAACCATGCAGACGTTAAAAACGTTTTAAAGGCTCATAAGCGGCTCAAAATGCAAATGCTGCATAAATCCCCATTAATAGCATAAAAAACGATTTACGGATAAAATAGCGCGTTAATTGATTGACTTATGGCATTAACTTTGCAATGTGCATCTGGAAGAATGCTAAAAAACCGCTTGCACGCCGTGAACGTGCCGCCGGACTGGAAACCGGAAAGCGGTAAAAAATCAATCAGTTATACCTAAATATTCCATAGTTTTTTATCAATCTCTTTCCCAGTAATAGTCGGGGAATAAATACTTTCTAAAAATTCTATGTAATTGTCTAGCTCATCAACAGAAAGTGTTATTAATTTATTAAATATTTTATCACTCATGCTTTTATCTTTCTTCCCTTCACCCTGGGAGCCAGGATATAAAAAGACGCGCCCTATTATTTAAAAGTCATTTTTGTAACGCCCGGAAGACTGCGGAAAAATTCCCGGCGGTCGTAATCATCATTAATCTTAAATTGTTGATCGCTTGTCGGGATGATCTCGCCCCCGATAAGCTCCATACAGGAGAGTTGCAAACAGCCTGCCTTTTTGGTTGATCGGTGCAAGGCGTACCGCATTACAGACTTTTTACAATCCCGGCGCTTTACCGGGGACATATCCCAATAAGCTAATTTAATAACGCCGCCAGCAACAGCCGCGAAGATTTCCATTGCTTCCTTTTCAGCTTTTTTATTGATTGCATCAACTGCGGAAAAGTCGCCGCTTTTTATGGCGGCGATTGTCTGCGCTTGCGTGGCTTTCTTGATTGTTACCATTTTAAAGCCCTCCATAAGTCTTGTTTTTCTTGTAACACTTGTTCCAGAAGTCAACAACGTTTTCAGCTTCTTTTTTCGTGCTGCAAATATTTGCGGAAGTAATGCCGGGGATTTGCAAAGAAAATAATAAATTGTCAGAGCTAGAGACCCGAAGAACAGACGCAAAGTTTTTATTGTTTGTGCGTGTTGAAATTGCTATGTAATGATATTTCATGCTTTAGACCTCCATTTGATTAGGAAAACAGGCGGGAAAGCCCCGCCCGGAATTGGTTTATTTAATTCAAGCAAGCGTTTATTTTCTCTTTCAGATGCGGGAACGCTTCACAAATTTCTTGTACACTGTCGGCGTAATAATCACCCACGATATCACCAAAAATCTTGATATTTCCAGAATAAAAACATCCGAGATCGTTAAACCAAATATCAAGCCCGGTTGCCTGTTCCTTTTTGTCATTGTACCACATGTCAATTTTTATCATGTTTTTGTTCCTCCTGATTTTGTTTTAAAGATTTCCGGGGAACGTTTACCCGGATTGATATAAAACTTAGTTATTTATGCCTTTTTTGCGTGTTTTTCAAGCTCTCTGAACAGAAGATACACGGATCTTTTTTCTGCCTGTTCATCTGTAAATTTTTCTTTTTCTGTTTCTGTCTCGTCCAGGAGATCACCGAGAAAATCAACGGCACTGCTTAAAAAAATATCGTTAGAAACTGGAAAAGCTGACGGTAAGCCCTGCATCCAATCCATGAACAAATCAGATTTACTAATTCTTCCGGCTTTGTATCTGTTATCAAACTGTAATTTTTCAATGTAAAACATGCTCATAATATCTTTGCAGATATCGTTATACTCTGTTTTCATTGTGCCGCCGTCAAATGTATAATATTCTTCGGCTGCTTCGTAGCTGTCCATGATGACCTTTTTAATTCTGTTCATAACTTCTTTTGAATTTGTTCTTAACATTGCTTTTCACCCTCGCCCCTGTTATAATGGGGTTGCCTTTCTTTTTTTAGTTTGGTGCTGGCTGTTCGTCTTGGTAGGATGCAGCCAGCTTTTTTGTTTTGTCCAAGAACTAGAATTTTTCAATTAATCGGTGCCGGTTCCTATGTCCTCATTGTGTTGAGTGGTTCGGGCGGTTCCGGTTGTTTGTTTCTTGTGTTCTCTGTTGATGGTTATATAATACACTAAAATATAATGTATGTCTATTGACATTATACACTAAATTAAAGAGCATACCGAAAACAGTTTTTGTGCATGTTGTACATTGAAAAATAATGTATAAAAATGTTATTATAATAGAAGAATAAAGTACTGCGAGGTGGTGTTAGAATGATTAAATATAAACGCAATATAATTGATATGATGGCAGAAAAGGGAATCACAACCTATTTAATAAGGAAAAATAAGATATTTACAGAAAGCCAGCTGCAACAGCTGCGCAATGATCGACTTGTCACGCAAGATACACTAAATAAAATATGTACTATATTGGAATGCCAACCCGGTTATTTATTGGAATATCTGCCAGATGAAACCACAAAAGATTTTGAAGAAAAGATATTGACATACATTAATAAATAATGTATAATAAAGACAGTTAAAGAAAAACAACCACACAGCCCCAGGAGGGCGGACAGGAGGGAAAATATGAAAATAAATGAAATGCGCGGAAATCAATTCCTTCCGGGAAACTGTATTTACAGACCGGAGAATTACCCGGAGGACTGGCGGGAACGCCTGGAAGCTGGTGAAGCTATCAGCTACGAAGAGGACGGCAAGCAGTGTCAAATATGGTTAGAGGAAGAAGAGGAAGAAGAGGAAGAATAAAAATAAAGCCCTAGGAAATTATCCAGGGGCTTTTAAAATGCTTATTTATGGCGGCTATGGACAGAGTACAGACCGCCGCCGAGCCTGTTAATATTTTAATAACACAGCTTTTGGCAAATTGTCAAGAAAAATATTTTTAAAATACCGCTTGACATTTTTCTAAAACTTCTTTAGGCTATCAGATAACGAGAGCTGACGGAACTCAGGAAGGGCAGAGGCTGAAAGTACACAGAATCGTTAATTAAACAACACGCATAACAAGCCAGATCACGCCGGATAGAAACTCCTGGAAGGTCTGGCTTTTATTATGCAAATCTGCGAAAATGTAGCCGCCCTTATATTATATATAATTATATAATTATTCTCTGCCCTTCCTAGATTCCTAAAGCTGGAGTTTATTAAAAGATATGCTATACAGTACCGTATAATAATATATAAGATATAAATATAAATAAAGATTATAATATAATACCCTAATTATTATTTATTAATTATTGACAAAATAATGGGTTTTATTTTATGCAAAATTAAATTTGACAAGATATTAAAAACTGTGTTAAGGTATCAGCAAAGAAAAATAAATTTACTTTTTACGACATTTTACCAAAGAGAACGATAAAAAATAAGAGTGATTGAAATACAGGTTACTTTTATTTTTGTGTTGTTCTCTTTTTTTATTTATAAATTAACGTGTTAAAGCGAGGTGAGACAGTGAATAATACAATAGTTACAGATCAAGGATCTGAAGTATATGAGAATAGTATACTAATATTGGCTGACGAATACGAAAAATCTTTACATGATCCAGATGAATTATATAAGCCAAATAATAATTTATTCACTGGATTAATCAAATATATAAATAAACGTGTTAATTTTAATAGATGTATATTACAGGATATAAATATATTAAACGATATATGGGAAATATATACAGATTTAGTATATAGATATAATCAAAAGCCAACCATAGAAGAATATGCTTTATTGATTGGTATACATAGAGATACAATATATTCTTGGGCTAATGGGGAATGTAGAAATACAGATATTTGCGAAAAACTAAACTTATCACGCTCCGACACCATTAAAAAATGGCAAGAAGAATGTGCTTTAAACAGATATAAAGGAGCTGCCTCTGGCAATGTCGGCTATATATTTTTATGTAAGGCTGTAGACAAAATGGTGGAGACAGCGCCAGAGCAAGTAAAACAGTATGGCGTACCACAGCAGACCGCGCAGCAGATCGCAGAGAAGCACAAAGCGGCGCTGGAGCTTCCAGAGATGGAAAAACCAGAGTTGTAAAGCCTGTAAGAACACAGAAACAATAAAAATGTACATGAGGGACGGACAAAATGCAGTAAACGCATGGAATCGTACAATATGCACAATAATGACGATTATATTTGTGCATGATGTATAGATTTTTAAAGACATCTATATAAAAAACAAGTGTTTATCAAACAGACCGAATATTCTGACAATATAAGACACTGGACGGTTCAGCAGGACGCCCCGGGAGGGGGGTATATATAAAACCCTATACAGGCTGAATGAGTAACCCGAATAAAGAACCTATTGTGTTTTGTCCTACATATATAAGGAATGATGATATGACAAAAGGAAGACCAACTACAGACCCGAAGGGCGATTCAATAAGAGTTCGAGTAAATGATGATATGAGAATGCTTCTTGAAAAGGAATCTCTTCGATCTGGAAAAAGTATTTCACAAATTATTAGAGACTTGATAATGAGTTATTTGATCTAGAAAGGAATCCGAAGATGAACAGTGTTAAAGAACTAGTTTCATACGGTATTGATGAAAAGACTGCAAAGAATATGATTGCCAGTTTTCAAAACAAAGTAGGAACTATAAATGGCGATTACGAAATTGTTGATATAACATTTCATCCGGGAACAAGGATAAGGAAAGTCACATTAAGATGCACTAAATGTGGTGAAACAATTTATCGAGACATGATATGTGGCAGAAATAAATGGTCTGAACTAATAAAAACTTGTAAAAAATGCAAAATTACTGAAAAGAATAAGGCTGTTGAAAAATTTCAAAAAAGTAAAAAAGACCTTTTAGAATCTGAAATAGGGAAAATTTATGGTGATTATAAGGTCATCGGAATAGTAAACGGATCGCCAGATAAATTAAAGCTTTCATGCACTATATGTGGAGCAGAAAAGACAATATCTTTTACTAGAGTACAAACCGGAAAATGGACGAATCATAGATGCACAAAACATTATTCATGCGTCAAATACGATGAGTCCTATATAGGAAAACGTTTTGGATTTCTTACGGTAATCGGAATAAATGAGCCAGGAGAAATTAAAAGATTTAAATGCCGTTGTGATTGTGGAAACACAAAAAATATACGACCTATAGAATTAGTTTCTGGAGAAGTAAAAAGCTGTGGATGTTTCCATGATGAATTTTGCAAAACTCACGGTGGAAGTAAAGAAAGACTATATCGTGTTTGGCAAGATATGAAGCGTCGTTGCGAATCCCCTCGAGTAGAGGGATATAGGAATTATGGTGGAAGAGGAATTAAAGTATGCGAAGAATGGCATGATTATTCAATTTTCCGAGAATGGGCTTATGCGAATGGATATGATGAAAACGCTCCTTTTGGCGAATGCACAATTGACCGAATAGACGTAAACGGTAATTATGAGCCAAATAATTGCAGATGGATAACCAATGCGGAACAGCAAAAAAACAAAAGGCCTTCATCTGAATGGAAAAAACGTGAAAACGTAAAGAAAACAGCATTAATTTTGTATGATGGGAAGATGATTCCTAAATCTGATCTTTGTAAACAATGTGGAATTTCTGTTGAGACTTTTAATTACAGGTATTTGCACAAGGGAATGTCTATTGAGGAAGCGCTAAAAACTCCCAAAATGACAGAAGGTCGCCCAAGAAAGGAAAAGTGCTCATGAAACCAAACCCACAATCCGAATCCATCCGCATCCGATTTTCCGAAAAACAGAAAAAAAGGCTCCTGGAAGAGAAGAACCGGACGGACAGGAGTGTATCGGATATCGTAAGACAGGCAGTTGATGAATATTTCGGGAGGAAAAGACGTGCTTAAATTTTTTTCAAAAAATAAAAAAGGCGTTTCAGTTCCAGAAGAATACGAAAAGAAATTCCCGAATGCAGATACCAAACGCATAAGGAAAGACAATATAGTTGTTCATTCGAGTGGAATATGTGCAGATGGGAAATTGGTTTTCAGCATTTACAGTTATCAATGGCTATAGAGAAGAGAACCAAGAAGAAAATACAATAACAACGTGGGTACATATTGCTTATGGCTCTTTGCAAGTTGAAGACAAAGAAAATATAAAGATATTATTGGGAAGGAAAGACATTGACCTTTACAAGAAATATTTTGGGGAGGTGGAAGAAGGATAATGAATTGTTTTTTATACAGTATCGGGAATGATGTTCGTTCGTGTGAAAAAGAAGAGTATATTCCAAGATGTGCTACTGGATTACTTAAAGTACAAAACGGAGAAGTATTTTCAAAGGAAAACGGAGAATGGAAAAAGTTATCCATGCTATACGCACCAATAAGTGATAACAAGGATAGTATTCCCGAATCTCCCATTGATGTAGCCTCTATGCTTATCAATGCCACAGTAACTAACGAACTACCGACTGAGAAAATTCCACTGTCTTCGTTATTGGAGCATAAAACATGGGAAATTCCAAAATACGACATTCTACAGTTGGAAGAGATTGCGAAACACCTTCTTCTCTACTGTGAAACTAAAAGAAAGGGGTACAAAGATGCCGATAGTGAAAATCACAAACCCCAACCCTTATGATTGGCTTGGTACAAAATGCTTTATTGATGGAAATGAAGTTCCAAGAGTGAAATCAGTAAATTTTCATACCGCAGTAGATGAAATACCAGTGGTTGAATTTAAAATGATGGCTGTTCCAGACATTGAGATGGAGTGCTTGGCACAAATCAGTGTCACTTCTCAATCAATTACTGATGCAATTTGTGTTTTAAGGCACGAACTGTTACAGCATGGAGAAATTTACAATGGTTTCAAATCAAGCCTAAAATCGGCTTTAGAATCCTACAATTACTGTGGAATGCCATTTGAGCCAGAGGAAGAGATTGCAGAAAAAATTCTGGACTTCTTAATCGGGGAGGAAAAAGACAATGAATGCACTTAATGTAATCGGAACAGCTGTAAATCTTGCATTTTTTGTTCTGGTTCTAGCCGGCACTTTAGCAATACTGGACGAAGAAGGAAAGACAAGCGTAATACAGATTTTATTCTGTATTTGTTTAGAAATATGTTTTGCACTGAATATTTTCTTAATTTGCACGAGGTGACAAATGTATTTACCAATTCCAATTGGAATTATCCCGATTGATTTAATCGAAAGGGTTAAATTCATAAAAGCGCCGCTTCGACTTAATCCATGTAGGCTCGGAAAAGCCTATGAAAGTGATAAGTCGAGGCATCCAGAGTAGTGTAAGTGCTAATTACTTATTATATTAATTACATAAACTTATATATCACGACTTCCCCGGTCTTAATGGTGCGCCGGGGTTGATGGGCTATCGCCAAGAGGTAAGGCACAGCACTTTGACTGCTGCATTCGCTGGTTCGAATCCAGCTAGCCCAGTTTGCAATATTTATCATATTGCAAATATTTTTCTTTTTCATACAACTTTCGCTTCGGCCTTCTAGCCCAACGGGGCTGATTAAAGGGGCTTCAAATGTCCCGGAAGACTTTCTGAAATCCAAAAGCGTTTCAGAAAACCTTTGTTGCAGCTGGCGGTCAAGAACTGCAACAGTGCCGGATTGTTTGTCATGGCGGTCAAATAATTCGGTATCTTAGGAAGCTTAGTTCAGCGGTAAGAGCAACGGCCTCATAAGCCGTAAGTCCTGGGTCCGAATCCCAGAGCTTCCATTTCTTCTAAATGCCATTCATCCGTAATATGGGTGGAAAAAACTTCCAGTTGAGCGTGTGGATTAGGTAAATTTATAGGTGCGATACGGCGTAGCCTAAATGGATCTGATTTCCCGGCTGGTATATCTCGGAGTTAAAAACATTAACGCAGCGCACGTTAATAAAAGGAGTTTTCAAGAGATGCCGTTCAAAGACGCATAAAAATATCCAGTGAATCTACAGCACTAAAACTTGTAGATAGTGGAAAGCATAACACGATAAACCTATTGCTAACCCGGTTTTTCCGGGTTCCGGCAGGATAGAGAAGTGGAATCTCGCAAGGCTCATATCCTTGAGAACGGCTGTTCGAATCCGTCTCCTGCAATTCCATCTACCAGGTGTAGATAGGATATCTTACTTTAGCATAGCTATTGTTAGTTCTTGCACATAAATGCGGATGCGTTTGTGTGCATTCGTGCAGGCATATAGACGCAACTCACTAGCGATCTTGTGCAAAAACTTTTTAGAGAGATAAGACCAATGCCCGTGAGGAGTGGTAGTCGGGGATTCTAAAAAAATCATCTAGTTTAGCGTTTTATGATGAAAAAAGAAACATAGCTCAGTGGTAGAGCAATGATATTGAATATCATGTGACACAGGTTCGATTCCTGTTGTTTCTATCTGGCAAATTGCCATTGCCAGAAGTTGCATTTTCCCCCTTAAAGTTCCAGTGTTTCTCGTTGGGAGGTTTATGCCGTTCAAGTCGGCACACTGGATTTTTTTTTAACAAGAGGTGTTTATGGAAGAAAAATGTTGCAAGAATTGTAGAAAACATGATGACTTCACATGGGCTTGCTTCAATGGTGATAGCAAATATTGCGCAGACTTTACAGAGCCAGAGTGTTATTGTGAGTTTTGGGAGAGAAAAGAAGATGGAGATATGTGGTAAAGAAATAAAAGATGAATGCTCACACTGCGGGAATATCCTCGAATGTGAGTTGTTTCGCCAGGGGCATGGAATAAAACAGGAACGTGAAAACATAGATAAAATGATTGCCTGTCAGATGAAGCACAGGGAAAAGAGGGAGGAAAAACATGATTAAAATATTAAAAACAGGAACAAAAAAAGAAACAACTTGTGATAAGTGCGGTGCGCTATTGAGCTATGACGAGTGTGAAGACGTAAAAGAAGAATGTATAGAGAAAGTGTTTACTACAAATATGCCATCTGGACATGGTCGTAAGCAGAAATATATTATATGTCCACAGTGTAAGAATAAAATAGTTACTTGGGCTACAAGATAGAGGGAGAATGCCATGAGAATTGAAGATTTGAAGAGCTGGACAATAGATCAGTTGAAAGAAGAAGTTGTTCGGTTATCTGAAGAATGTGAGAAGAAACAGCATATAATCCTGGACTATAAAGCTTTATCGGAGACACTTAACCAAAAGCTTCTTGAAAATGATAACTGGAAGCTTCCAACTGATGAAGTTGAAAATGTAAATACTGGTCATCCATCTATCGAATGGTATGAACAACGCCACCAGGATGATTGCATCACAATCAATCAGCTTTATACAACAATAGATGTTATAGTTGACCGATACGCTAATTTAAGGAAAAACAAAGGAATGTGCTGATATGGATGAAAAGGAAGAATTAAAGCATTTCTTTACATGTAATGGTGAAGTGATTGAAGAAATACCAGAGATTTCAATTTCGGATGGTAGTGTTATCGAAGGCGGTATTCTACACAGAAATGAGGACGGAACACTTTGTAGCATAGGCAAGCCGTTAAGTATTGAACTTGAATGTAAATTAAGTGATGAACTATTTTGGACACTATTTGCCCCAAATCGAATAAACAAGAACAATTTCCGTAAAATGCATGGCATTCCGAAACGGAGGAAAATTAATGGATCAAGAAAAAATAAGCATTGAAGAAGCCATGAAAATTGGTTTTAAGAAAATACCAAATAACTGCTTAAAAATGAATAAAAAGCCAAAATTTAGACAAATTGCTGGAAGAAAAGGGAAATGAAAATTTGATAATGTTTTTAAATCTGTTGCGCGGCGAATGATAAAAAGGGCAGCCAAAGAGGGAAGACCAATAAAGCATAAAAGAAATAGAAAGGTAAATAAATGAGCATTAAGTCAGCATTAGAATCCGAAGGAATAGATTTTTCTGAATACATGAACCCACCCGAACCGTGGAATGGACAGGCATTATTGAGGAATATCAATGGAGTGAAATACGCCTGTTGCCCTTTTTGCGAAAAGAAAGCACTTCTGATTAGTCCAGAAACAAAAATTAGGCATCTTAAATTGAAGTGCAAGGGAAGTAACTGCAAGAAAGAGTTTGAGGTGAATGTATGAGAATTGTGGTTAAAAGGATTCCGATTGAGATCATCGAACTTGGAATAGAAACATATGCGCAGATTGATATCGAGGAAATTCTTCTTATATCTTATCCGCCAATTACAAAGACCGTTTTAAAATTTTATACTGAGTACATTGCGTTTGAATTCCAAAAGGAATATTCAGTAAAAATAAAAAATGATGATGCAGTGATAAAATGTTATAGGGGAAACACTTTGAACACTTTCATTCAGAAAGACGCAGGTGAAAGAACTGTTGCTGAATGGCGCAAGGTTATATCGCGTTCAAAAAACACTCCGTACATTGTTAGAACTATTAATTCTATAAAAGTGCCTGATGAAGATGCTATTAAAGCGATTGCAAGTGATGCGACAGAACTTCAAAAGACTAAACCTGTGGAACTGGACGAACTTTCGGAAGAAACCAAGTTTAGAATTTATAAATTAATTGTAAATGAAATTGGAAAGCATTTTTACAATTGCGAGATGCGTATGTCATATAAAGACTTTATACTTGTTGAGGATTGCATCAGAAAAGTTTTGCAAGGAGAACAAGATGAACACAAAACGGATTAAATGTATTTTGACAGGTGGATGCAAGTTCAAAAGTTCGGATACAGAATCGAAATGCAATGATAAAGAAAAGACTTGCACCATTACAGAAACTTGCTACAAATGTGGGAAGAAGTACACTGCCGTATTTACCTACAAACAATTAGGGATTCCAGTGAGGTGAATGTATGAATTGGTTTAAAGAAAAATGTTCCCACCTATATGAGGAAATTGGGAAATGCTATGACAGAATAGATTACGGAAATGGTACTCATATAAATGCTTATATTGTAAAAAAATGCAAAATATGCGGAAATATTACAGCCAAGACTGTATATTCAAATGAATTTACAAGGTATACATCTCCTGTAAGAGTTGATGATTGTGTAAAAAAACTGATAGCTAAAGGATATGTTGACAAGGTTGATTTCTTTTTGGAACACGAAAATGATAATATACCGTGGAAATAAATGGAGGTCTATTGAGTGAAGAAGGCAAGAAAAATATGTTGGATAATTGCGAATTTTATTATATTCAAGTGGGTAGCAGATTATTTGATAGCCACAATTCAAATAATGGTTGAAAATCATTGGGGATTTTCGGCAGTACCATTACTGTTTATGGCAGTATTCGCAGAGTGGAAAGTAATTGAAAATATTTTTTCAGAATTAAAAAGATGATTTTATCAAGAAAGGATATGTATGACAAAACAAGAAGCGGTAGTAGTTGAAACCTACACAGGAATTTGTATGCTTACAGGGGATGACCGAAAACTTGCATACGAATACGCAGAAAAACTTTTAGGTCATCCGATATATACACATGAATTTCCAAAATATGCTAACAAGCTGAAAGAACTTAGTAAGCCAGATTTTATTGAAATTTGCAGAAGGTTAGGTGATTGAATGAACCCAGTATTTATATTTCTAGTGGTATGCGGAGCGGCAGTAGTATGGTTCCTGCTTTACAAATTATTTCAGCCACTAGGTAAATTATTGAACCACATTGGCAGAAGCAAATAGAAAAATCGCAGAATCTCTTACTCCCGAACTGATTGAAAAACAGAAAATTGATAAATGGAATGGTGAAGTACCAAAGATTCAAGGAGGTAACACTTCTACAATCGTAGATACAAGAGATATGACAGCTGATGAGAATGCTGAATAATAAGTAAACCAGTCAAGAGAGCCACATGAGAGCCAGACTAAATCCTAAAAAGAAAGGAGGTCTGGCTCTATTTTTATGGGAAAAATTACAGAAGGCTCGCTCGAATGGTATCGGACAGTCCTAAATCAGATTATCAGTAGTGACATGACAATCTATCAAAATCAAAAAGATTGCCTTGATTTGCTCTTAAATATGAATATTGACCTTGCGTGAAGCTGGATTTGATTCCAGAGAAAAAGAGTTATTCCGATTGCGCGTTTACGAAGAAAAAACACTTGCAGAAGCTTCAGAAATCATGGGCTACAGCACAAGAACCGTAGACCGCATAAACAGAAAATTAAAGAAGAAAATTATGAAAGTCGCCCCGATGTATTGTCGGGGCTTTTCTTTGTATTCATAGAAAATGGCGTATTTATGGCGTTATCATGGCGTGTTAATCAACCTCTTATTATTGTAAAATATAGTTATAAAAACAAGGGAGGTTTGAGATATGCAGTATGGTAATCCGTATTTTGCGCAACCATTTCAACAAATACAACCGTATCAAGATAGATTTCTCTGGACTGGTAAAGGGCACGACTGGATATCTTAAAGCATTGTTTATCTTTTCACCAGAGTGGAACGGATGTAAAACAGCTGCTTCATTTTGGAGAATGGAAAGAGAATATCCAGTAATACTGAAAAACAATCAATGTGAAATTCCGCCAGAAGCCCTTACTTGGGATTGCTTTTTTGTATCTGTCACTGGCGTAAAAGATAACGGAAAATACATTATAACCACTGGTAAAACTAAAGTATCACAGAGGGGGTAGAACATGGCAACAGCACTTGATTTACTTATGAGCACAAAAGAAGATGTTAATTTGCTTTCTGAAGAATCCGATATATGCACAATTGACGCTAAGACAAGGGCTATTTTCGTGCCCTCTACAATCGTAGTTGGTGGGGTACAATCTGACAAGAATGCAGAACGTATTAAATTTTCATGTCCCAAAATTGTAGGAGATAATCTTGATTTATCCAAATTTTCAGTCAGAATTAACTTTGAAAACGTAAGCAGTGTGGATTTTAATGTTTCTATCAAAGACCAATACATTTGTGATGATGTAGCTGTAGATGGCGAAAATGTAACTTTTTCTTGGTTGATTGGAAGAAATGCAGCAAGGTATATGGGAACGGTACGTTTTATTGTTTGTGCTGTTAAAACGGATTCCGATTCAAATATTAGTGTTGAATGGAATACCGCAATAGCGGAAGTACCAGTGCTAGAGGGTATCGAGATTGATCAACCACAGATAGGCGAGCAAGAAAAAGATATTATAAATCAGCTTTTGGAGCTTACTAAAAACACATCTGCGGAAGCTGTTCAAAATGTAAATTCCGCAAAAGAACAAGCTATTAAGGACATCCAGAGTGTATCACAGCCAGACACTACATTGACTATAGAAGGTGGGCTTGCAGAAGCAAAAGCAACGGGAGAAGCTATTGATTCGCTAAAGGAAGATTTAGTTAATATAACCAACGGCGTAAAGCCTATACACAAAAATATAGTATGGCAGAATGGGTATATTGATAATAATGGAATTGTAAAAAAATCCTCACTTTCAAAATATGCTGTAATTTCGTTAAAATCTAATGAAACTGTTTTAGTTGGAACTCTTAATGCAAACATAACAATGCTTGGAAAAACAAATAGTGATACTGTATCGGTAGGAGATACTGTAACACCGATTAAAATAACAAGTCCATATGATCGTTTTGAAGATTATACATATTACACGCTTGAAGATGCCAAAATTGTTGTTTGCGTATTGACTTCAAATTATAAATTGAAGTTTTATGAAAAGCCATTTTTCTTAAATGAGGATACAAAAGTTTTCCATGTAACCGATTATGTCAATGGCACCTATTATAATACAGGAATTTTGGGTAAGTCAACTAACAGAGTAAGGACAAGTAATTTTTTAATCCTAAACAAAGGAGAGGCAGTTGATGTAAAAAATATTCCTTATGGATACGAATTAGCTATTTCATTTTTTTGATTTTAACACAAAAAAATTAAAATACGGAGATGAATGGGGCGGTATATATCCTTATGTGGCACAAGAGAAGATATTAATGTTGCCACTATGGAGAAGAACAGATAATGCTGATTTGTCACCAAGTGAAATAACGGGAGATGTTGTCATTTATGGTACTTGTCTAACAGATATTAAATATAATGATAGTGTTATTGCAAATAATTTAGGAATACAAGACAAAATCAACCAAGCAAATCATTATCGAAGAAATAATACTAAACCATTATGTTTAGCACATATTTCAGATTTGCATCTTGATAAAATCAGATTGCAGAGATTTACAAATTTTATTAACAATATTAAAAACATTGATGATGCTATTTGCACAGGAGATATGACAAATAATTATAGTGATGGCATGACGTATTGGGATAGTGTAAGTGGTACTGAAAGAATACTGACTTGCATAGGTAATCACGATGGCTTGGCAAATCACAATGTAGATTGGTATTCAGGTCAATGCACTATGCTTGAAGCATACAACAAGTTTATAAACCCATATATTTCCAATTGGAATGTAACACATGATGTTGGAAAAACATATTATTACAAGGACTATAATTCTGAAAAAATAAGACTAATAGTTTTAGATAGTATGAGAAGTGGAACAGATGCAACCAATCAGAATACTTGGCTTGAAAGTGTTTTGTCAAGTGCTAAATCAAAAGGCTATTCGGTGGTATGTGCAACTCATTGTGTACCTCAAACATCTAAAGTGAATTATATTGATTGCTCTTTCAATTCTATCAATCTGAAATATGAAGATGAATATGATACTTGTGTTACAAACACAATCTATCAGCAAACTGTGCAAAATTTTATTGATGATGATGGCAAATTCATAACTTGGATTTGTGGCCATACACACGTTGATTTTGTATATACAACATCAGAATTTCCTAATCAATTATGGATAGTAGTTGCTTGTGGACTTCTTTCCAACAATCTTGACATTGATAGAACTGATGGTACAAAAAATCAAGATGCATTCAATATATTAACTTTCGATACTAATACAGAATTAGTAAAAGTTATTAGAGTTGGAGCTGACAGAGATAGAAGTATGCGACATTTGGGAACAATGAGCATCGATTACAACACTCATAGTGTTATTTATAATGATTAAGTTATGCTTGACCAATGGAAAGCACTCTAATTAACTAAAGAGGGCTTTTAGTTAATCAATCAAATTTAAGAAAGAGAGGAAATATGAGAGGATTAGTCCGTCAAAAACAAAAAGTATATTGGTCACGAATATCTGAAAAAACAGAAGGATTAGACCGCATTAAGGTTTATGAGAAACCAGTTATATTCTCTTTTTCCGTATCATCTACCGCTGGAACGCCAGAAGAAATCGCAGCTGGAATAGTGCCAGATTACGACAGGTATATTACAAGCTTTAATCGAAATTTCCATCCACAGGAAGCGGACATATTTTGGATAGACAGAATCCCACAAATAAGTGAGGATGGAAGCCTTATTTTGAACGAAGATGGAGAACCTACAGTATTGCCAGACTACACACTAAAGAAGATTTTAGACACACAAAAAGGCAATATTGCCAGATACGGAATTTCTAAGAGAGGAAACGAAGATGGGTAAGACAATAAAGTGTACCTTATCACAGAAATCAATCCAAAAAGCTATTGATGAAATAAAAAATTATCAAAAATCTTTAAGGAACAAAAATGAAATTTTCATAAAAAGATTATGTGAATTAGGGATTCCAGTTATTGAACAAAATATTTTGGCAGCACAAGGCGATTCTGATAAGAACCACAATACTTACATCAAAATTAACAGTTTTGGAAACTATGCAGAAGCCCATTTAATATGTGAAGGAATAGACCTTTTGTTTATAGAGTTCGGTGCAGGTATTCACTACAATGGTGCAGCCGGTTCTAGTCCACATCCAAAAGGAGAAGAATTTGGTTATACAATCGGTTCTTACGGACAAGGAAAAGGGAAAAATGATTCCTGGGTATATGTATCTGATTCTGGAGAATGGGTTCGCTCTTACGGTACAGAAGCCACAATGCCAATGTATAAAGCAAGCGTAGAAATTATTCAGAATATCCGTAAAATTGCCAAAGAGGTGTTCTCTTCTTGAAGATGATACCATAATATACTGAATGATACTAAACAATTATGTTATCATTACAGTGTTAAATTGTAGTATAAAATGCAATGCGTTCACTATAAAGGTGAGTGCATTTTTTTATTGTGAGGTGACAGATATGCCGGACACAATAGAATCCCCTGTATTGGAAGTTTTTTCAAGGTGGGGAGCGGCTGTTTCTAAGATTACTGGCGCAGACAATTATTCCATGGATGGGAGCGAGACAAATGCTTCTGGCAAAAAGGCATATGCACAGCTTTATATGCTTGGGAATCCAATTACAAGAGGTGACCTTGAAGGGGATGAATGCGCAACAATGCCATCATTTCAAGTAAATTGCTTCACATCTGGGAGCAAAGCATTAACCAGAGTGTATGAATTGGACAAGATAAGTCACAAAACTATGGTGAGCATGGGATTTCGTCGCACATATGGCCCGGAACCTATGTTTTTTGGTGACAGTGGAATCAAAAAGCTTGTAAGCCGATACAGCCGAATATATACAGGAACTTTATTAGATTAGGAGCAGAAATGCTTCTATTTTTTTACCCAAAAATATGAAAGGAGAATGCCAAATGAAAGCAGATAAATTACTTTGGCTGAAAGCAGCAGGAATTAGAGCTGTAAAAACAGTCGCACAAACAGCAATAGCAACCATCGGAACCGCAACTGTAATTGGCAGTGTTGACTGGAAAATGGTTTTATCCGCGTCTTTACTTTCCGGCTTTTTATCACTGCTTACATCTGTAGCAGGATTACCAGAACTGAAAACAGACAAAGAAGAGTAGAAAGGCGGTGATCCGCTATCTCCCGGCACAGGGTTACGTGCTTAAAACTTAAATGAAAGAAAGGAGCCTATCAAAATGGCAGATTTAACAACTCTTGGTGTAACTTTCCATTATGCTGTAGAAACCGCTAAGGGAGTAAAGCCAACTACATTTACCCAATTAAAAAGATGTAACTCAATCGGTGGAATAAGTCTTGATACCGAACAGATTGACGTTTCCGCACTGGAAGATTACTTTACACAATATGCGGCAGGAAGACAAGATACTGGTGGTTCATGGGAAGTTACTTTTAACATGAACGCTGACGTTATAACCGCAATCGAAAAACTTTTCAAGGACTCCAAAGATGCAAAAACAAAAGGTTTTGCGACCTGGTTTGAAGTTGCATTCCCGGATCTTGAGAAAGCATTTTTTGTTATTGCTGAAACAGGACGAGCAATTCCACTTCCAGAAATTGGTCAAAATGAAGCTGCGACCATCCCGATATCGTTAATCATCAACGATTACAAAGGACTCGACACAAAGGTTGTAACTACATCTGAATTATAAAAAATAATGGGAGGATTATAAGATGGTAACTTTTAAAGTAAACGGAAAAGAATATAAGATTGTATTTGGATACGGACTTCTCACACAGAGTGATGTACTGGACAAAGTACAGGAAATTACAGGTGGAAAAGAAAGAGACATTAAAAAACTGATTTCTATTCTTCCAGAACTACTTCTGGCAGGGCTTCAGAAAAAACACAAAGATGAATTTGGATATGAGACGGAATCTGAAAGAACTGTTGTATTCCAGAAAGTCTGCGACCTTTTAGATGATTACGAGTCAGAAGGGACAGAAGAAAATCCAAAGAGCGGATTTGATTTGTACAAAATCCTCAGCTCTGAATTGGAGAAAAACGGTTTTTTATCCGGCCTTCTGAACACGTTAGCGGAAGCGCAGGCAGTGGAGAAGAATGCAACCAAACTTCCGCAGGATCACAAACAGAAAAACTAACATTCAGAGAAGCTGTTTATCAAGAAATTCTTCCTTTGTACTTGTCAATCGGCGTATCTAAAGAAGAATTTATGGATTCCACACCAGCTGAATTGAAACCTTATCTCGAAGCTGAAAAGATACGTCAAAAGAGGAAAGACGCTGAACTTTGGCAAGCAGGTATTTATCAAACATCAGCTACATTTACGGCTGTTGCAAACGCTTTGATGGGTAAAAAATCCAAGGCTGAATACATCAAAAAACCACTACTCGAATCAGCAGAAGAAGAAAAGAAAAAGCAATCAAAAACTCTAACAGAAGAAGAAAAAAAGAAGCAACGAGAAACACTTTTAGCAAGCTTGCAGCTCATGCAGGCAAATTTTGAAGCTAACCATAAAAAGGGCAGGCAGGATTAACACTCTTGCCTGCCCTTTATTTTTTTGTAAAAAAGGAGGGATAAATAAAATGGCTGACAACACCATTGATACCCTTGATATACAGATTAGCAGTAGCACAGAAAAAGCTGTACGAGCCCTTGAAAATTTAAGCCAAAAACTAAATATTGTAAACGCAACACTGGGCTCTCTTAATACGGGTGGTCTGCGTAGTTATGCAAAAGGAATTGGAAGGGTAACGTCTGCTTTTAATTCGCTTGGAAGCATCCGTACAAGTGGCATTACGGACGGAATGGAAAAGTTTTCAAATTCCCTAAAATCAATGGGTGGCGTAAATTATAAAGGCTCTGGTCTGAATGCAATCATTAACTCAATTAACAGGCTTGGCCATGTTGATATGAGTAGCTTTGATACAGGGAAACTTGGCGAAATAATCACTAAATTATCTGGATTATCAGCTATACCAGATGTCTCATCTAATGTAAATCGCTTTGTAAACTCCATAGCAAAATTGGCAGGAGCAGGACAAAATATTGCAAATGTATCAAACGAACTTCCGGGTCTTGGAAGCAGCCTGAAATTAATTGCGGAGAGTTTTGCAAGCGTTGGAGAAATATCCGATCCTGTAAACAGATTCGTTCAATCCATCGCTCAATTATCCAGTGCTGGTAGCAAAATCGGGCAAACCACAAGCCAGCTCGGAACACTTGCAAGGGAAGTCTTATCTTTCTTTGATGCGATGAAAAACGCTCCTAAAATCAGTGAGAATACAATCAGAATGACAGAAGCATTAGCACAATTAGCTAACGCAGGTGGAAAGGTAAATTCTGCCACAAATTCCATTGTCAATTCGTTCTCAAAGCTTTCGAGTGTAACAAGTAATTTGGGAAACGTAGGAAATAAGCTTTCTTTGATGATGCGGTCTGCAAGCTCTGCATTATCTAGTTTTGGGAATACCGCATCTCAAACAAGTAAAAAGACAAACAGTCTAACTTCACAGCTTACTAGCCTATATGTAAAATTCTTTACAGTAACCAGAGGTATAAAGGCTCTTTGGAATTCTGTAGAATCTGCGTCTGATTACGTAGAAACTTTGAATTATTTTAACTCTGCGTTCGATCAAGTTACTGACGGATTAGATATCAGCAAGTGGCAGGATGCAGGAGCAAAATCCGCTGAGGAATATGTTGGTTCTTTTGAAAAACGTGCAAAAGAACTAACAAAGAAAATGACTGGATTTGAAGTGTCTGATTCTGGAGATTTGGCCAGAACTAAATCTGCTAGCCTTGGACTTGATCCAAAACAAACGATGAACTATCAAGCTACTTATGCACAGATGGCATCATCAATGGGGGCAACAGCAGATGCATCAACTAAGGTTTCACAAGTTTTAACAGAAATTGGAGCTGACCTTGCATCTGTAAAAAATCTTGAGTTCAATGATGTTTGGAACGATATGGCATCCGGCATAACCGGAATGAGCAGGGCGCTTGATAAATACGGTATTAATATTCGAGTAGCAAATTTACAACAGGAACTTTATAACCTTGGAATTGACGCTACTGTATCAAGTCTAAGTCAATCAGATAAAGCTATATTAAGAACAATTACAATATTAAATAGTTCTAAATATGCATGGGGAGACCTGGCAAATACCATTAATCAACCTGCAAACCAGTTGAGATTATTGCAGTCTAATTTTGCAGCACTTTCAAGAACAATTGGTTCTTTATTCATTCCAATTATCTCAAAAGTATTACCTTACATAAACGCTCTAGTCATTGCTGTTCAAAGAGCTTTTTCCTGGATTGGGAAACTGTTTGGAATTAAGCTTTCTGATTATACTTCATCTACCGGAAGCGCAGCCGTTGATATGGGGGATATCGCAGATAGTACAGAGGATGCAGCTTCTGGCCTGGATAGTGCAAATGAAAATGCAAAGAAATTAAAGAAAACGCTTTCGGTTCTTCCATTTGACGAATTAAATCAATTGAATGACCAGAAAAGCTCAAACTCATCAGGAAGTACTGGGAGTAATGGAGGTGGAAGTACCCACCTTCCTGAATTAGATGCGGCTTTAGATGATGCCTTATCAGAATATCAGAAAGCTTGGGATGAAGCTTTTAAAAACATGAACGATAAGGCAAACGGAATTGCTGACAAAATTGTATCTTCTTTTAAAAAAATTCAGCGAGAAGCAAAACCAACGACAGATGCCATAAAGAAACTCTACAAAGAGGGACTTAGCAGGCTAGGGAATTTTTCTGTAAAAGCATTAAAGAATTTATGGAAAAACTACTTAAAACCAATTGGAAAATGGTCGATTTCTAACAATTCTGGATTGCCAAGATTTTTTAATATCACCAATGATTTATTAACAAAAATCAATTGGCTTAAGTTACAGGTAAATCTTGAAAAGTTCTTCACCATGCTTCAAAAGCCAACAAAGTTTGTCTGGACAGGGCTCATGGACTTCTACGAACATTTTCTCGTACCAATAGGAACCTGGACGATGAACAATGCAGTTCCAGAATTAATTGATGCATTGACAAAACTTGGGAATGATATTCATTGGACGGAAATTAATTCCGCTCTTAAAACATTGTGGGATGCTCTTGCACCATTTGCTCAAAATGTTGGACAAGGAATTGTAGATTTTTACAAAGACTTGATGGGCGTTGGTGGAGATTTTATCAACTCAGTAGTTCCAGGTGGTCTGAATTCTATCGCAGATGCAATAAAGAATATTAGTCCCGAAACTGCACAAGAAATAGGAAAAGGACTTGGGCAAATTTCCGCAGCAATACTCGGATATAAAGGCCTAACTTTTATCGGTGGAATTATTGGAAAAGATAGCCCATTGGGGAAAGGACTTGCTGTATTAGCTAAACATCCATACGCTACAATGGCGCTCGGATTAGCCGGAATTGTAACCGCACTTGATGATTTTGGGATTATTGATGTGGATTGGGAGTGGATTTGGAGCAGTGTTGACAGGGTAAAATCAGCTCTTCAGAGTTTTGTGGATAACGTTGATTGGGAAGCTCTCGGTACGGCTCTTGGGAATCTATGGGATGCGTTTCAACCATTTGCGGAAGGATTTGCCGACGCATTAATAACTGGGCTCGAAGGCATTGTTAATATCGGGGCAGGTCTATTGAATGGTATAGCAAATGCTATTAATTTTCTGGCAGATGTATTAAGTGACGTTGATCCCGAACTAATAAAACAAGTAGGAGAAGCATTTGGAATTTTATTTGCTGTAAAAATTGCTAAAGATTTTGCAACAAAATTGCTGGATGTTGCAGGAGCAATCACCACGTTCGGAACTGCTTTGGACGGTGGCGCTGTAGCTACAGCTACTAGTGGATTCGCAAAAGCTTTATTAGGGCTTAGCGCAGCACTGGTTGGAGCATATGCCGGAATGAAATTAACCGAAAAAAGTGTTGGAGAAGCAAAAGATGTATCTGGCTATGGAACAGACATGGCAAAAGGATTTGATTATTTAAGTACAGCGGTTGAAGGGTTAGGCGATAAAGCTGGAATTTCAGCAGGAAAACAAAAAGAGTTAAATACAGAACTTGAAAATATGAAAGATCAAGGATTAATTTATGATCCTACCGCAATACAAAACTTTGCCGATAAATTATACGTTGCCGGAATAAAAGCTGACGATCTTAAAAATTCCGCATATAACACGTCAGAAGTAACCGAACAGCTCCGAATCTCTCTGGAAAATGCTGCAAAAGCAGCTGAATTCCAAGGAGCAACCGGAATTGATAAACTTTCAGGAGCGCTCAACAATATGTATAACGCTGGAAAGATAGGATACGATCAATACAAAGAATTGAATGAATATCTTTCCACCCAACAAGGCGCAACTGATGCTATGGAACAATATCATGTCCTTACTGAAAAGATGGAAACCATGGGTATTAAGTCTGAGGAACTTTCCAAATATATTCCTCAAAACATAGGTAATGCCACAAGCGGCGCTCAAACCTATCTCGATGCGTTTAACGTGTCTCCATTAGTTGAAAAGCTAAAAACACTTACAACTGAATCCGATAAGGTTTCATTTGCTCATATGATTACCGAGGCATCCAACACGATAGATGGTATGGGTGGTATTTGGGAAAACGGAAAGCAGGTTCTTGGAGAAAAAGCTCTCGCTATACACGATGAAATCCAGAAAGGCTTAAAGCCTGATGAGGATGGATATTACAAACTGGCAAATGGACAGATGGTGCAGTATGGTAATGCCATCAAAGATAATGAGCAGCCAATTCAAAATACACTTGGAGATGTGTTGAAAAAAGCATTAAGCCAAGAGGGAGTACTACCAGAAGGATACAAACTTATGTGGGATGCAGCTGGTTACAGTATATCCGGCTATACTAAAAACTTAGAAGATGCTTCTACAACCCAAAAAATACAAAAAGCATACGAGGAAGCACTTAAAGTAGGAACGTCTCTCAATAACTCCATGAAAGAGAGTGGAGGATCACTTGCAAAACTCGTGACGGCTGGATACGAAACCTATATGAAAGGAACTGGAAAAGATAATACTTCCAGTGCAATGAAAGACTGGTCAAAACAGGGGGTTACTGATCCAGTCGAAAGTAGCTTGGAAATTCATTCCCCATCAAAAGTGTTCGCAAGGTTTGCCGAATATTCTGAACTGGGATTTTCACAAAAGATTGCACAACTTTCTTCTTCCACCGCAATCACTATGAAAACATGGGCTGAGGAAGGAATTATATTACCACTCGAAACAATAAAGGATAAGTTTCCTTCTATTGGAGCAGGATATATTTCAAGCCTTAAATCCGGAATCCAAAGCGAGAAAAAAAGTCTCCGATCTGTTGTGTCATCATTAGCAGATTATATAAATGATACTTTTAGCGGAATTAACCTGCATAATTCCGGTGCTAGAATCACTCAGAGCCTGGTAGATGGGATGAAATCCGTTAATTTACCAAACTTAATGTATAGAATCTCATCATGGACACCGCATACCGTGGGTGGAAAAACAACAAGCACTCCTGTTTATAGCCCACGTTGGTTTGCAAAAGGTGGTCTTTTCAACGGCGCACAGGTAATCGGTATCGGTGAAGCCGGTTCCGAAGCAGTTCTTCCGCTGGAAAATCCACGAACCATGAAGAAGATCGCAGACAGCATTGTTTCCAGTTCGGACGGAAGCATGGGACTTACAAAAGAAGAAATGGCAAAAGCAGTAGCACAGGGAGTTGCAATGGCAATGAGTATGAACAGTGGAAACAAGAATCCGCAGTACATTATGAACAGCATTTCGATTGATGGAGACGAGTTCGCAAAAATTGTTACAAAAGCGAAAGAAAACCGTGACAGCCGTTTCAATCCATCCCCGGCATATTGATTTTTGACTGATTGTGTGGTATAATTTCTTCAATGAAGAAGTACACACGGTCTTGATTTTTGAGCCGCTAAGAAGAAATTAATATTTCTCGATTTTGAGGAATTTTTATCTTACTTGGCGGCTCTTTTTTATTTTAGAGAGGGCAGAGAATTTGAAAAAGCTAGACTATCGAATAGGAACTATTTCCGAAAGCCCAAGATTTTACTTTGGCATTGCATTTTGTTTGAGCGCAATAATAAAAATATTGGAGGATTTTCATGTCATATAAAAATTATCTTTTAGTCCAGAAGCACCTCTTCCGCAGTGAATACATTTTTGCAGATACAGAAGAGTATCTGGCAGACCAACTTTTTAAGAATGAGAAAATTAGAGTGAATTTCGGAAAAGAATTTGGACATACAGAAGAGAAGTATCTTCTAATTTCCTGTAAAATCTGGAATAAAGACCAAGGCAAGTTTTTTAGAGCCATGGAAAAACTGAGAAATAAAATGCCACTGGTCGGGAATACCGACTATGAAGAATTTTGCAAGGAAACATTCAAAATGTTTGATTAATTAATTTTGGTAAAATCAGTGGGCTAGGGTAGCTCCCGAAAAGCGTAAACCTTGATACGCCTGTCCACTGTTTTTATAAATCAAGGATTCTGGCACAATACGGAGAGTGCCTACGACCAACAAGGAGGTTATCTAATATGAAAGGTAAATTATCAGATCTTTTTTTATCCAGCAAAGAAAGCGTTATCATCAAACCAGATTTAGCAGTAAAATTAGGGCTAAATGAAGCCATTGTTTTACGCCAAATTTATTACTGGCTTGAAATAAATGAAAAATTGCAAAGAAATTATTATGATGGAAGATATTGGACTTTTAACACGATGGAAGAATGGCAAAAGAATAATTTCCCATGGTGGTCTACAAAAACTATAGAAAGAGCTTTTAAAAGTTTAATTTCTTCCGGAATTGTTATCACTGGAAATTATAATAAAGACCAAAGAGACCGTACAAAATGGTATTCCATCAATGAAGATGTTCTTGAAAATATATTAAATGGTATAGTAAAGGAGAACCCAAAGACAAATAGCCAATGTGCATCTGGACAGAATGACGAAAGGCATAGACAAAATGACGAAATGCACAAAGACAGTTCGGGGGAAGCATTACCAGAGAATACTTTCAAAGATTATCATTCAGAAACTACTATACCAGATACTACATCTCCTACGGAGTTAAAAGAAGAAAAGAAAAATGCATACCACTCTAACGAGTGGTTCAATTCTCAACATATCAAAAATATGTTGACTGAGGATAACATCCAGTATATTCCAATAGACCGTAAATCTTTTAACTGGTCTGCATTCAAGAACCAGGTTTCAGTACGGCTTGAAGAATTGGGATATACGACAAGCCCATATACAACCAACCGCTTCCTGGTAGTATCGAAGTATTTCTTCAAGAGGTACGAAGAACGAACCAGAAAACCACACACAAAAATCAATCAAGACGCTTTGGATAATATCCTGGACAAGTTTGGATTCGGGCCAAATCCAGATTACTTCCAGAATGTTGAGATTGAAACATATATGAAAGTGATTGATGAATACTTTGGCACTTCATTTAGTGAGTACACGGATCACCATTATTCGCATTTCATGTCTGGCTACATACGGAAAAATTTGTTAATGAAAATTGAGGACAGGGAGGATATTAACAGTTAAATATAAATTATAAAATTATATAAGCACATGTTGAGTTTTATAAGATATTGGAGTGGAAAACAAAGCTAAGAAACTTATCCGTGAACTGATACAGGAGGAAACAGATGGTAAAAGCCATAAAAGTAATGCTGATACCAAACAATGTACAGAAAACCAAGATGTTTCAGTACGCAGGCGCTTCAAGATTTGCTTATAACTGGGCTTTGGCCAGGGAAATGGAAAACTATAAAAAAGGCGGAAAATTCCTTTCAGATGCAGAACTCAGAAAAGAATTTACAAAGCTTAGACATTCTGATGGATATGCATGGTTATTGAATATTTCAAATAATGTAACCAAACAGGCAATCAAAGATGCCTGTACTGCGTATAAGAACTTTTTTAAGGGTTTGCAGAAATTCCCAAGATTCAAGTCAAAAAAGAGATCAATGCCAAAGTTCTATCAGGACAACGTTAAGATACGATTTAGTAATACCCATGTTAAATTTGAAGGCTTTTCTTCCAGCAGGAAAGCCAATAAACAAAAAATGAATTGGGTAAGACTTGCAGAACATGGAAGGATTCCGACAGATGCTAAATATATGAATCCGAGAATATCCTTTGATGGACTAAACTGGTGGATCAGTGTATGTGTGGAATTCCCTGACAGCAGGGAAACACTTAATGATGACGGAGTCGGTATAGACCTGGGAATCAAAGAACTGGCCATCTGCTCTGATGGAACTAAGTATAAGAACATCAATAAGAGTCAGAAAATAAAGAAACTAGAAAAACAGAAACGCAGATTACAGCGTAGTATCTCTCGTTCTTACGAGAAAAATAAGAAAGGAGAAAGCTACTGTAAAACAAATAATGTAATCAAAAAGGAAAAACTTTTATTAAAACGAAATCACAGATTAACAAATATCCGTAAAAACTATTTGAATCAGACCATATCTGAGATCATAAATCGAAAACCAAGATTTATATGTATTGAAGATCTGAATGCCAGCGGAATGATGAAAAACAGACATTTATCCAAAGCAGTCCAGGAACAGAGATTTTTTTGGTTTAGAAAACAGCTCGAATACAAATGCAGCGATAAAGGAATCCAGCTTATTGTGGCTGATCGGTTTTATCCATCATCAAAGCTTTGCAGCTGTTGTGGAAATATCAAAAAAGCTTTGAAGTTATCTGACAGAGTTTATAGATGTGAGTGTGGGAATATGATTGACAGAGACTTCCAGGCATCTATAAATCTCAAGACTTATGGAGAACAATTTGCAAGCTGACACTGAAACGTTAATGCAAATATGTACGGATACGTTAGTCCGGAATTTACGCCTATGGAGAGTACAAGAACTTGTGAGTAGATTGATATTTATATCATCAAAAGCATACTCGTTGAAGTAGGAATGGAACATAGAA